TTTTCTTTCTGTAATTCACATTACATTGGAAAAGCATTTTGCCTACCCTGTCCTTCTTATAAACCATATTTCTGCCACAACAGTCACAGACAACTCTTCCGGTATAGACAGATGCTCTTCTGCCTGCTGGCGTAAACAGTGCCGGAACCGTCCCTTTCATAGACTGTACCTGCTCATATTCCTCTATCGTAACAATGGCTTCATGGTGGTTTGGAATACGCTTCCATTCATTAGAAGGCAACAACCGCTTCTGCTTGGCTCCGACCGCCTTTACACGATATTTTCCATAAACAAATGTCCCTGCATACATCTCATTATTCAAAATGGAACTTACCTTATAATCAGTCCACAAAGGCTCACCCTTGGTATAAAAAGTCCCATACAGCCCTTTCCTCTCAAGATATTTTGCAGGAGTATCTATTCCCTCCCCATTCAGGGTACGGACTATCTCTGCAATCTTTGCACCACCGATACGCAAATCGAATATCCTGCGGACTATGGCTGCCGCTTCCTCATCCACTTCAATCTTGTAGATACTCTCCTCTGACTTACGATAACCAAAAGGAGCACACACACCAATAAACATTCCGTTATCCTTCCTTGCATCAAGTGCCGTAATGATTTTATCAGATAAATCCTTGCTGTAGAAATCATACAGTAGTGATTTAAACTGCACATCTATATCTGCAATGCCACCGATATACTCATTACTGTCGTAATTATCATTGATGGCAATGAAGCGGATTCCCATAAAAGGAAATATCTGCTCTACATACTTCCCCGTTTCCAGATAGTTTCTTGCAAACCGGGACATATCCTTTACTATGATGCAGTCCACCTTCTGCTCCTTTACCAGTTCCAACAGTTCCTGCATGGCAGGTCTGTCCATGTTGGTACCGGAGTATCCGTCATCACACTTTTCTATCACATGCATGGTACGTAAATCCTCATGGGCACCGATATATTCCCGGATGATTCTGCGCTGGTTGGTAATACTGTTACTCTCATCCGCATTTACATCATCCTCTATGGACAATCTCAAGTACATAATCAGATTAGCCATCTTTTCTTCTCCTTCCTGCATCCCGTCTGATCTTTCCCGGGGCAACAAACGAATCTGTATAATTCATATCCTCTCCATGACGGAAACGATACTTTATCTCCATACATCGATCCTCATTCAGTACAATCTCTGCAATAAGAACCTTTACAAGTTCAGCCGTAAGCACCGAAACATCTTTTACGGATAAAAGAGCATTTACAAACTGCTTCTGTTCCTTTTTCTTCCGTAAAAATACTTTATAATCTTTCTCTGTCTGCAAAAGTTTTTCCTCAAGTTGCTTTACCGTTTCCTCCTGCTTTTGATTGACAAATAGCAACTCTTCCCTTGTAATATCACCTTTTACATAACTGCCATAATGAAGACTTCCTTCATATTCCAGACGCTCCTTTTGCTTCTGTAAGTCTGTAATCGCCGCCTGCATTTTATCTTCAACAGGCTGTGCCTGACTCTCCAAAGTTGCAAGAAGCTTCTCTTTATCCGGTGCCAACTCACCCATAAGCTTTTTTACCGATTCGAACACCAGTAAATCCAGCTGTTCTTCTGAAATTCCCACCATACCCTCACGTTCTGTGGAAGGAAGACCATTGTGTCTGCACCGGTAATAATATTTCCTTACGTCTCCCTGCTCTGTATGAGCAATGGAAGATTCCCTGTGAATAAAATCCCCACAGACCGGACATTTCAAAATGCCCTTATACTTATCCTCCGTGGCTGGTAAATCCTCGCGGAACGTACAGGACATCTTATCCCTTCGTTTCTCTACAATACTTCTGACTTCCATAAATAATTCTTTTGAAACAATCGGCTCGTGTGCATCTTCGTGGATAATCCAGTCCGCTTTATCTATGCGGTGCTTCTTTTCACCCGTGCAAAGGTTCGTCTTTGTCTTACCCTGATAAAGTGTACCAATATAGACTTCATTGGATAAAATCTTTGAAATGGTTCCATGTTGCCATTCACAGAAAGGCTCGTCCTTTCCGACATACACAAGCTGTGTGGTTCTGTAGCCTTCCGGTGTTCTGACACCGTCACGGGTTAACTTCTCTGCTATGGTTCTTAAGCTCATACCGTCTTTTGCCATAGAAAATATTTTTCTTACAATCTCTGCCGCGGGCTCATCAATCACAAGCTGATACCCGTTATCATTCTTAATCCTGTCATAGCCATAAGGCGCACTGCCAAGAACACTTCCCCGCTCCATACAGCTTTCAAAAGCTGTAGTAATACGCTTGGACACATCCTTTGCATACAAGTCATTCACAAGGTTCATAAGGGAAATCCCAAGTCCCTTGTTTCCATTACAGTCCTCCACAGTGTCAAAATGGTCATTTACGGAAATAAATCTCACACCCAAAAATGGTAGAATAGTTTCGATATAATTACCTGTTTCCAGATAATCACGACCAAATCGTGACAAATCCTTTACAATAATACAGTTAATTCTCCCTGCCTTCACATCATCCATCATCCGTACAAAATCCGGTCTGGTAAAAGTGGTTCCCGACACGCCCCTGTCAAAATATTTCTGATACTGTGACAGCTCTGGCTTATCCTTTATGAAATTCTCCATAATCATAAACTGGCTCTCTATGGAATCACTTTTCTGTCCATCCTTTTCTACAGAAAGCCTGGCATAAAGAGCCACACGATACTGCTTTCCGGTTGTTACAGAAACCATTGTATTATCTGCATCCGCTGTACCATTACGCCCTGTGATTGCATTGTATCTTTCCGCTTTTCTTGCCATTTCTACGATACCTCCTTCAAGGGTACAGTTGTCCCGCCAACCGGCTCTGCATCTGCATTCGTCGTACCTGCCTCCTCAAGCTCTCCCTTAATCAAATCCACAGCCTTCGCCATTTCATTCCGATACTTAAACACAATCTCAACCGTCTTATCCTCATACACCAGAATCTTGTCTATCAAAGAAATCAAAAGCATACGGTCTAGCTTCTCTATCACCATATTTTCCCGAAATTCATCCAGCCACTGTCCGGCTGCAATGCCGTTTTCGTAAATAGATTTCACGGTTGCCTCCTGCACCTTAATCGCCTGTGCAATCTCAGAAAGCTTGTTACTGTAAATCTCACGATAGCGGTTAAACTGTTCCTGCGTAATAAGCTTCTCCTGCAAATCCGCATAAAGGGATGTCTTCATGGCACTGTATTCCTGCTCCTTTTCACGAAGCTTTGCAATCTCCTTATCACGGTTTAAGGCTTCCTCAAAATGAATTTGCTTCTCATCTAGAATAACCAACAGCTTCTTTGTGTCCGTAAGCTGTTTCACATACTTTTTCACTTCTCCAAGCACAATCTCATTTAACACATCCATCTTGATGCTGTGACGGGTACACTCCCTGCCTCTGTTATAGCCGGAGCAGATATAATACTCATTCACGGTATCCTTGTAAGTCACTTTCCTACTGACCATACCTCTGCCACAATCCCCACAAAAGACAAGTCCGGCATAAAGCTTCGGCTCCGTCATTGCTTTGTCAGCTCTGGTATCCCTTTTTAACAGTTCCTGCACCGCCTTAAAATCTGCCTCGGTTATAATAGGAGTATGGTTATGCTCCACCCTCACCCATGCAGATTTCGGCTTTTCAATGGTCTTTTTTACCTTGTAGCTTACCTTTTCACGTTTACCCTGCTCCAGCACCCCGATATAAATTTCATTGGACAGTATGCGTAAAACCGCCTTCGGTGTCCACTTCGCCTCCGGGTTACGCTGAAAGCTGGTCTTATACTTAGCACCGCTTGCTTTCTTATACTCCGCAGGGGAAAGAGTTCCCCTTTCATTAAGTTTCTGTGCTATAGAATTAGCACTAAGTCCCATCAGCTTCCATGCAAAAATATCCTGCACCACTCTTGTCGCCTCTTCATCCGGCACAATTTTATTCTTATCCTGCTCATCCTTACGATACCCGTAACAGACAAAAGCACCGATATACTCCCCATTCATCCGCTTTGCCTGCTGGTTACTGCGGGATTTTATGGAAATATCCCTGCAATAGCTTTCATTGACAAAATTTTTCACAGGTACAATCATATATTTGTCGCTGCTGTTTGCCGTAAGACTGTCATAGTGATCATTAATGGCAATGAACCTGACATTCTTCTTTGGAAAATAATTCTGAATATAATTTCCTGCACCAATGGATTCCCTTCCAAGTCTGGATAAATCCTTTACAATAATACAGTCAATCTCTCCCCTTTCCACCATAGCAATCATCTCCTGAAAGGCAGGTCTTTCATAATCGGTTCCCGTATAACCATCATCACAGACCTCTTTTACCAGTTCCACATCACTAAGTCCACGTACATAGTTTTCAATCATCATACGCTGACTTTTGATACTGTTACTTTCATCCAAGCCTCCACGCTTATCCTCATCCTCCCTTGAAAGACGAAGATAGGCACAGGCACGGTATATCTTATCATTCATACAATCAAATCCTTTCCCGGTGGCAACCGATGTGCCACCGTTTTCTTAATCTCTTAATATTTCAGCGAAGCAACCCTGTCGATATAGGCTGAAAGCAAATCCGTAATACTCTCACCGGTATCCGAAAATGTGCTGATTACCTTGTATTCCCCATACTGTGTGGTGTTCATATCCCCGGCAATCTTACAACCCTTTGTATCTTCTGTTACCTCACTGACAGCTTGTTGTTCCATCAGTTTGTCCATCTATCTAACTTCCTCCGTATTCACCTAAAATTCATTGTGAAACGCAGAAAGACCGCCCTTCATGGCATCAGAGTCTTCCTGCGTATACATCCCCGAAAATCGTCATAAAAATTTCCGAAAGGTATACTGCTATCAAAACAGATAACGGGTATCTGCTTCTTTTACTCTGTCTGCCATGAAAAGCGGTCACTTAATCAAATGTGCTTCTTATCTATTCTCTCGCACTCACTATTGCTTTGCATTCAAACTTATTCAGTTGTCCGGTTGCATTTATCCGACACTCGGCTGGCTGGGCTCCCTGTCGGCTCCGGTAATCCGGCGTTATCAGTTACGGTTATCTTTTTTATGGTGGAAGATTCAACCACCTGCAACCTGTGAGTCAGATTATACATCAAAATCTCCCGGCTGGCAATCATACAATTTATAAAATCTTGATTCCTCCGGTTTGGGCGGTAACGCACTCCTCGTCCGTCTGGCTATGCCCTGACCCTGATGCCACTTTCTCACATACACTGGATAAAGTAAAAGATTTGAATTCCCATGTTCCGTAAGGTAAAAGGCAAAACTGCTCTAAGGAAATTTTGCATCTTACCTTACGAAACATCTGTGAAAAGGAAGTTTGCTGTTCACCTTACGAAGAATGTTACCATTGCAGGTAACCTTACAGCCACTGTGCCAATCTGTCACAGCCTGCGTGGGCCTCTTCTGCGCAAGATCCTCTCCCACCCTTTACGGAAGTGTCATTATGTCTTCGCTCGTCCGGTTATCTGCCGGAGTCTTGGCGTAAGTTTGTTGTTCTTCATAAGCAGCTATTCAGTTGTTCAACGAAAATCTCTATTCAATTTTCTATTTTCGTTTTTGATTATAGTTGACTTTTTTCAAAATATCAACTAATATTGTTATAAATCGTATTGATAATCGCTATTCTATTTTTAATCAGTTAACGATTTTCGCTAAGACAAAAATGAGATTTTATATACAGAAAGGCTGATATTATGGGCATTTATGAGAATTTTGAAACAATAAAAGATACACTTGGATATGCACATTTATCCACAGAAGAGATTATTGCAAAGGGATATTTATCTGAAACTTCCATTGCACAGATTGATAAAAAAATGGAAGACGCATACTCTGTACTGTGCCACTTCCCAATCGGATATACCTATGACGAAAACAAGACATCCTACTACCGGATTGCTTTAAACGAACAGTTTCAGGTATTAAAGGAATACCCTGCTGGAACAAGCATCTTGGATTTTATCGCACTTGAAACAGAGGACATTGTTGCATATATGAAAAATATGTCCGAAAACATCACTGCAATGATTGAACAGAAGGCTTCCACATCGGATGCAGACGGAATTATCCGTTTTGATTTCACGGATGTAACCAAAGCTGCCGTAAACTCCACTCTGGCAGCCCTCCACAACGATAACTTTTTCTTATTTTTAGTAAACTGCTGTTTCCTTCAGTATGTAACAGAGCTGTTTGTCTATAACTTTTATCCGTTCATTGCTCTGGAGCATTATAAAAAAATCTTAGGGGATGCATTTTATTATGATGAAGATACCGACATGCTGATACCGGAAGAAGACGGTGGTTTGTATGACATTGCAGAATTTATTAACTACGGCATACGCATGACAGCCGCATTTTTAGATTACCAGAAAGATTTATTGCAGTGCGATTTTGATATGCTCCTTATGAAAGATAAGCTGTTTGCAGAGTATGATACCTTGCAGTATCTCTATCTCATGGAGTCCAAGGACAATATGCGTGATACCTATACCAGCACATGCTTCAATACCCACCTTATGCCTATCGGTGTACACGCCTTTAACCACCTAGACGTAGTAAACAAAATCATTGACGAAAACATGCCTGTCCGTGAGGTCTATGACATAAACTCCGTACAGGACTGGTTCCGCTATGAATTTATGTATCTTGCCAAAGGAAATGTACTGTACAAGCAGTGTAAGAACTGTGGCAGATTCTTCATCCCTTCCGGTAGATCCGACAGCGAATACTGTGAACGTATTGATACTGCCAGTGGCAAAACCTGCAAGGAAGTCGGTGCCATCAACACCTTTGCCAAAAAACACGAAAATGATGAAATCCATCAGGCGTATACAAAAGCATACCGCCGGATGGACTCCAGAAAACGCACTATGTATATTTCCAAGAAAGAATTTACTGAATGGAGCAAAACTGCCCGTGAAAAGAGAAAAATGTGTGAAGATGGGCAGATTTCCCTTGCGGAATTTCAAGCTTGGCTGGATGAGAGTAAGTGTCGATAATATGCGAAAGTAAGGCGAATCTCAAGTTCGCCTTATTATTTCACTTTTAATCTCTGAAAACTTAAACCATGCCGCAAACAAAACCTTTATTGCCTCCATCGCATATGCTAACCAGACTATCATCATAATTTAAAAAATCTCCCTATAATACATGACATCTAATATATTATTACGCAGAAATAATGCACCTTTCTAAACATTATATAGTATAATCTTGTTTCTTCTTAAAAAATCACAAAAACTTTTTATTTTTCTGCTAAATATTATTATTTCAACTTGCAAAATAATATTTTTAAGGCTATAATAATATTATCAAGATAGAAAGGAGAACGAACTCTATGGGAAAGAAATTATCTTTTGACCTAACGGACGAAAACGCCGAAACACTCGAAGCGATTAAGAACGAGAGCCGTGTTCCATTTGGACAGACTATAAACTCTCTGATTGAGCTTTTCTGCAGAATCCCTGCTGATGTAAATGCAGAGTTGCTTGCTTTCTGTAAAGAAAAAATCAAAGAGCTTTATATGGAAATGGACAGAGCAGGGGAATATGAAGCTCAAACTCTTATGAACAAGAGTCAGACCTATCAGAACTTGGCTATGTTTTTGAACAGAGGTCGTAGAATCAGCATTGATTCCATTGAAAGTAAGCCGAAGATGCAGAAAATCGAAATGTATAACGGCGTTCTCATTTGTCCGAGTGATTACATTATCCTCAACAAAGAAGAAGCCGAATATTGCGAATACGCATCTGTCGTAGAAGTAAGAAATGCCAAATTTGGCGTGCCACACTTCATTTACTTTCATTCCAAAGAAGCAAACGCCTATAATGACACAGACACAGAAATGATTGAAAAAGCTTGTGTTAGAGAGTGGCCACGCTTCAAAGAAATTATGGATAGCTTGGTAGAGCCAATCCCAGACCCTACCGCAGAGCACAAATGGCAGTACCTCAATGCAAAAGAGGTAAACGAAGCTCCACAAATCGGACATTTTTCGATTTATATTCAGGGTGACGCACGCTATCCAAGCAACTACAAGCCACCAATGGGAACAAGAATTATTAGATTTTAGAAAGGAGACAAGGTATGTTCGATTTTTTCAAAAGAAAACAGCAGCCACAACCTGCAGAACAGAATCCGATTCCATTACCTGAAATTCCTTCTGAAAAAATGAATCCAGTAGCACTCCATGAGATGCTTAAAAACCGTACCTCTATTTGGGGATGGTACAAAGTAACAGATATGAGAAATAACGAAATAAATTTCTCTGCATTACTTAATATGACCCTGGGGTTTGACGGATTCGCCGTATTCAGAAGAGAAGGTGATTATCTTGTAAAATACCGTGTCGATTCCGTAGGTGAAGAACACGCTAACTAACAACCACCAGTTCAACTGGTGGTTTATGATTAGCCCTCAAAAGGGCTATTGTTACTGCTCGCCCCTAAGGGCGGTATCGCAAGCACTTGTA